GCATAGCATTCAAACGTTGCCTTAATAACTGTAGCTTCTTTGTTTTTACCTTCAATTTCAAGTCCGCTGGTGCAAAGAGCATATTCAAATATAACTACAATATCTCTTCCGTCAAGGGTTTTTCCAACAAAACCAAGGTTTTCTATGTAATCGCCTTCGCTTATTTTTTGATTGGAAATTATCTCGGTATATCTTGAAGATATCTCTCCCCCTGTATTCAATGCGCCAACAACCATCATTTTCAGTATTTCCGGCGTTACTTCAATAATATTGGCTTCAACCTTAGCAGTCTCACCCGTTTTTACCGCTAATCCCTTTACCTTTACTGTTGCTCCGTCTACTTCAACATCGCTGAATTCCGGTATAATGGAAAGCTTTGTGCCGCCGCTTGTTGCGCCTATTACCGTACTTATCAGATTCCAACCTGTGTATTTTTCAAAATATGTTTTATTTTGTATAAATGATTCGTCAGTAGTTTCAGTGTACGATACTCCTCCGCTTGAACCGCCTGATATAGTGTAATAGGTTTTGTCGGGGTGTTTATACGTATCAGTTGTCGGTGCATAATGCTCGCCGTATTTTAATCCCTTGTGGAATGTTCCGGCACCAAACATTATATTCCCCGGTGTATTTTTAGATATGCCTGAATGCAGTACTTCATCATTAATTCCTGCCATGTTATTTCACTCTCCATTCTTTTACTTTTAAATTTATTTGTATTCGTTTGAGTTCGTCAACTCCTGTAGGAACAGGCATTGACGATGTATAGAAAACGGCAATACCCGTTTTATCTTCGAGTATCGCCGTTAATCCGTCTTCCGGAAAAATATTTTTTATTTCAGCTTTTGATTGCTCAAGACTCAGCCATGAATCCCGTGTTGTTCCTGTAAGAAGAAATGTACTATTACTTTCCCCGTCCTCATTGATAGGCTCAGATTCAGTATATGAACCGACAAAATAAGGATACTGAATATCCTTTGTCCATTCTTCAAAACAATATGGGATTCCAGCGGCATTAAGTTTGTCGGCTATAAATTTAAGTCCGTTTACCGTCATTTTCCCATCTCCGATTTTATAATCCGTTCTGCCTCTTTGACTATGGCGGAACGTTTTGTCTCAAAAGCATTATGTAACATTCTTCGGGGTTTTTTACCTCGTGTAAAGTGCCCTCCTTTTTCATCAACATATACCCAGCCTCCTTTTCTGCCATCACCGTGTAATGCGTATTCACCAGTGCCAAATTCTTCCCATATTGCATTTTCAACCGGAGAACCAATTGTGGCTTCTCCTTTGGATTCATCGACAGTAAAGTTCCATGATGCCTTTAATTGCCCTGTATCAACCGCAGTGTTTTGCTTAACTTGAGATTGTATAACTTGTGCAGACTCATATAGAAATTTTACAGTGGCATCATTCAAAGCGGCTTTAACCTTAATGGAATCGTCCTTTAATTCAACGCTCATTACTGTCCTCCCGTAAATTTCAGATAGATTTCCAACTGTTCATTCAGCTCCATAGGATTATCAATAATCATGATATCGTATATTTTGCCGTTAATAACAACTCTGCTTTTTTCAGCAGAAATACTCTTGTCAAGACTTACATAATCACAAATAAAAATATGGGTTGATTCCTGTATTTTAGCATTGTAGGTATTGTATTTAGAATCTCCTCCTGACATGTCAAGAAAGCCGATTATGCTTTGAATTGTTTTCCACGCTTTTACAGCTTCGCCGATTTCATTTGTTGTTGATTTGAAAACCTGAAAATCCGCTTTAATATTACCGCCTATCCCTTTCATGCTAAAACCTCGCTTTTATATACGGTTTCAAGAAACCCAATAAGGATTTTGGATAACCCATAATCGAATTATCACTGTCCATATTAAAATATGTCACTGAATGCCTTGATATTGTTTCTGACTGTATCCCCACCTTGTCACGATTCTGCAAGTCCCATTTCAGCATATTCACCACACCCATTATAACATCGGGCGGATACTCCACTTTTGTTATTAGATTCTTCTGACAATCGATCAGATCACTGTCAGTAATTATTCCTGAGTCGAAAATTTCTTTGACTGTATATACTCCGTTATTCAGCAGACTGTCGGAAATCTGAATGGTATCGCCAACCTTCAAATGATCGGGAGGATTCAATATTTTGTTATCCAGTACCGCAGACTGAGAGCGTACCGTTCGCAACTGAAAGTTATTATTTGTGTATTTACGAATTAATGATTCCAGTGCCTGAAGCTTTACTTCAAGCACCGGATCGGATTCTTCTGTCTCTATGTACTGCTTTAAGTCAGCAGCTGAGATAATCATAAAAAAATCACCTTATTTCTTAAACTTTGCAAGGACAATTTTAGCGTCATTTGTTAATGCTACTCCATAATATTTTGCGGCTGTAATGTCATGACGCTGTGCTTTCGGAAACCATTCATGATCAACCTGAGTATCCTTTTTCAGGAAGATTGTCAGCGCCGGAAGCTCGTCTTCTGTATACTCAGTTTCCGGATTATCCGGCTGTAACTTGATAATCGGACAAAGATAATACTGTGAAGCTGCCGCAACGGCATTTACTTTGTCACCTACCCCAAGCTTTGCCTGACAATACGGCTGAACTGTTGAAAGTTTCTTAGCTGTAGAGGATTCTGTACCGTTCTCTGCAACAATGGTAATCGTACCATCTTCTGCCTTTTCGTACTGAATAAGCTTTACCTTTTTGGACTTCTTAATCCAACAGCCTGCTATCTTACCGATCGCACCGTTTACAGCAACACCGCTTGTGAATTTATCAGCCGACAGGAAATCATCGTCTTTGAGAAGTGTTGCTTCTTGTGCCGGATTGATAAACATCACCTTTTCAATTCCGTCCTCTTCATCTTCAAACTTTGCGTTTGCATCGACAATTCCGTCATAGGAAACCGCCGCAAGTGTTGAAGCCGTATAAATATTAGTACCTGTATATGCTGCATCAAGTACGTCATTGTCTACCTTGCCGGCTATGGATTTTGAAAGCTGTGTTTCAGCCTGACCGATCGGATTTCCCAAACCGCTGTTAATAGCTGTCTGATAAATCGAAATCGACTTACCGGCACATTTGATTGTGAATGTTGTGCTTGAAGCTGTTAGCTTTGCAGTCTGCATTTCGTTCCCCTGCTCAGGATCAAAGTCCTCAGCATCACCTACATAATTCCATGATGGTACTGTCTTTGTATCACCGGCTGTGCCCTGTAATGTAGTATCAACCTTTGCATAAGGAGTAAGCTTACATAGTGCTACCGTTTTTGCTTCAATCATATCTCCCATTACTTGTGGATTAATAATGTCATTTAATTTAGTTACTGACATAATAAATTACCTGCCTTTCTTAATTTTTCATGGCTTCATTATATGCATCAGGATTTTCAGCATATAAAGCTGCCCTTTCCGCATAGGGTTTCTTCAGAATTTCATCCTTAGTTAATGTATTTTCTTCCCTGCCGCCGGGAAGTCTGTTGTCTCCCAAAACCTTAAAGCCGCCTTTATTTTCACCAGATTCAAACATATTCGGGAACTGTGTTTTCAGTCCGGAAAGCTTATCCTCCCAGCCTTTGATATTACCGTTTTCGTCTAGCTCTAATTTATCGCCTTTTTCATTCAGCTTGAATGTAAGATAATCCACATCGGCAGCTTTTGCGGAAAGCAGTGCGACTTTAACAGCGGATTTAAGTCTGGTTTCTTCAAGCTGCTCCTGTAGATTGATAATATCGGTTTCATAGCCGTAAATTTTAGCTTGTAAATCCTCATTTCCGTTTGTTGATTTTTTCAAATCTGCAATAAGCGTATTAGCAGTGGCTAGCTCAGTTTCCTTACCCTTGAGAGTTTCATTTAAAGCATCGTAATCGCTTTTATTTACATATTCTCCGGTACTGATATTTCCGATTTTCACCTGTTTGTCCTTGTTGGCTTCTGAACCGTTATACTCGTTGATTTTAGATTCAAATTGCGAGTACAGTTCATCACCCAGAATTGCCTTTAAAAATTCCATTTAAATCTCCTTTCTAAGCAGTTTTACGCCTTGCTCAGGGCAGTGCGTGACCGCACGGGACTTGTCGGGCGTTAATTGCTCGATGGATTACTTTTAATTTTGGGTATAAAAATAGCACCTCTTTCGAGATGCTTGTAAACTTATTGAATTTTGGATATAAGAAAACCGCCTCATGGGCGGTTATTCCTCAACTATTTCAAATTCACCTTTATAAAAAATACCATCGGTTTCTGCTTCTGTCATAATTCGATACGCATCATCTTCAACTGATATCACATCATATACTTTATCTTTGAGTAAAACTACTTTATATTTTTCCCCAATATATCTTACCTTCATTTTTTCGACCACCCTTTTATATAAATTTCCTTTATACCTACTGTTTCTTCTTCAAACCAATGTACATTTGCTTTTCTGGTTGTTCCGCTGACATCGGTAACATCAGTATAACCTTTTGCGTGAAACCATTCTTCAGACTTCCCACCATAATTTTCAACAAGAAAATCACGAACACGAAGTTCTTTGTCAGAACCTTTTCCTGCAAAAACTTCATACTTATCAAAAACAGGATTTTTTATAGGTGATAAACTCCCATCAGGTAATTTCACTCCATATTCTCCTGTAATTGTACGAGTAGCAATTGTTTTTCCGCTTTCAGTCGTTCTATAACTTATATTACTTTTTATTATACCACTTCCACCTGATTTGTCAATATAATCCCAGTACTTTTGTTTAAAATCATAGTAATCTTTTACATTATCAAAATACATCAGCTCGCCGGTTTCATTATTCCGCTTAGTAAATGCGCCGTCTAAATCCCATCGGGGTTTTGTAAGTAAAACGCATCTGCAATTACAATCCTCTGCCGCAACTCCAAAATTCAGCGGAGCACACGCAGTCAACCCATCTACTTCAAAATCTTCCTCCAGTTCTCTTACCTGACCGTCAAGCTGTCTGTGATGCGGGCGTGTCACACCATCAAGGGTAGCGTCCCAGACTTTTACGGTATCCGCTCCTCTCGCTTTTGCTTTTAAAGCGGCATCAAGAGCGGAACGATTATGTATCCTGTTACCCTCTGTTCTTACTATTCTCATTGACTGATTGACCGTGATATTTGCATGACTGCGTATATTTCGCGCTATTTCAGCATACGGCGATGCTGTCGATATTCCTCTTGATATCTCGGAAGAAATACGCTTTTTCAGATCGCTTACGTTATTCCCCATTTTAGTATAAAGTCCCTCGGAAATTTTACTGTCAAGTATTATAGCTTCAACAATTTCCTTTTGATTAATAGGAAAAATCAACGGTATTCCCTGCCCCTGCAAATCGTAAAGCGTACCAATAAATCCGTCTTCATAACAATCTTTCAAGTAATCGCTTACCGATTCATACTGATTACTGTTTAGATTTTCAAGTATAGCAGAGACCTGACCTTTTAACGCTTTCTGATATTCTATCCGATAAATTTTTGACTGTGTAAGTTCATCGGATAAAAGTATCTTTATTTTTTCGTCAATTTCCGAAAGAGACGATTCATAAATCTTTTTCAATTCAGAAAGTATCTCTTTTTCACTTTTAAGCTGATGTTTAAGCAGTTCCTTTTGCCGATTATTCATTTTGCGTTTTTCCTTATATCCTTAAGAGCTTCCGCATATTTATTATTGTAATCAGTACGTATATTTGCCTTTTCCGTTTTAGCAGAAGCGCTTATTGAGTTTCTCTGATTTTTTGCATCAGATGTAACACCTGCTTTTCTTTTTGCATATGTTTCCCGTACTTTAGAAATTTCCTCCTGAATACGCTGCCTGGCAAACTTCTTTTGATCCGGATTCATATTTTGCAATTTAGTTCTGAGACTGGTAATTATATTGGAACATGACTTCGCAAACATTTCTCTTTTTGCCTTGGCAGCAGCGGTAACATCTGCTCTTTGCCCCTGTGCCTTTTTGGTTACGCTTTCAAGCTTCTGCTTTTTCTCTGCACTCAGCTTATCCTTGACATACGCCGCCATTTCCTTTTGGGAATTCGTCATGCCTTTTGTGGATTGCCGACCTTTAAGCTTTTTATGCTTTTCATAATACTCGTGCGCCTTTACGGGGTCATAATATTTACTTGCATATGCCATTTAACCAAACTCCTCTAATAAACTTTCTAACATGTCAAGTACGGCTTGCTGTGTTTGCTGTTCTTCGTCTGATATATCTTCTCCTTCAATTGCCGATTCGGCAGCTAAAAGACTTTCGTCTGCGTTTTCCAAATCCGGAAGCTTATCCTTAATTTCTTCGTAATCAATATCAAGTGCCTCGCATATGTTCTGCATAAGCGTTTCACTGTCAAGCTGCGCCGCAAGATTCAGCAGCGTATTGATTCTCACAGACTGTTCCTGCGCTTCTGTAAGTTTAATTTGTGCGTTTTCCTGCGCATTGCTCATAACTTCACGCTTAAAATTAAAATAAACGTCTTTCATTTGATAATCGGTCTTGTTATGCTTATTTATTTCGTCAAGTACCGGCTTTAAAAGTTTTCTCAAAAATTGCTTTAATCGGATTTCAAGCTTTGAACATTTCAGGTCAAGCAGTGAGTATGCCGCCTTAATCGCAATATTGGTTGTAGCGTTGGTATCTTTCAATCCGGAAGTATTAAGCCCCATTCCAAATCGGTAAATATTTTTCTCATCAAGTTCAAGCTTGGCTTGTCTTGCCTGATACGGAATGTCAACGGTTTTTACATCAATATCACCGTCTTCCCCAACTCCGATCATCTTTTTTGTCTTTAAATTCTGCTGCAATTCATTAAGGTCGTTGCCCTGAAAACCCTTTACTGCATATACCGGAGTATCAAAATCAGCAAGATTATTTGAAAGACTTGAAGCCATCAAGTCGTAATCATCAATCAGGTCTTTTACGGCTTTTAGTCCTGTAATTTGCTTTTTGTTATTGTCCAGACGGAAAAACGGAATAAATCCGAATCCCTTAAAATACGTCTTTTCACCCTTTGAATATAAAGTATGCGGTCTGGGATTTATTTTTTCTGATTCGTCTTTTTCAATTTTTCCATCGTTACTCTGAATAAAATAATAAACCTGTTCTTTATCCCATACCTGAATTTTCGCTATTTTTTTATACCCTTTTTCAATGCGGTCTATATATTTGTAAATTACGCAATCCGTATCGCTGTCAGTATCCTTTGATCGAACCTCAACTACCCCCAAAGAATCGGCACACTGAAATGAAATTCTATCCTCGGAATTTTTATAGGCGTACATGTATTCAAATCCTTTTGCTATACAGCCCGTAAGCGTTTCCGATAATTCAGCGGAAAAATCTTCATTGCAGTTGAAATAATCGTCCAGTTCTTGCTGAAGTTCCGGTATATCCGATTTTATGTATTCATCACCCGAAAGCATATACTGTACCGCCTGATCTACAAGTTCGGCAAAGAAAGCATGTGGAATCCTGTAATTTGCTCTGTACTTATCTTCAACCAAAATTCCGTCATCATTGTAATAAAATAAACGGTAGTCTTTTATGTCATGCTCCCCTTCATAATATGACTGCCCTTTTCTTGCATGCAGTTTCTTTTCAGAACTGTAATCCTCTGAAATAATCCGCTGTATTTCCTCAGCTGTCAGCATTTTTTCACCTCCATTAATAAAGCCATTGATTTTTCTTGTTTAATATCGTATTACAAAAATACCTTACTGCATCCATTGCATGGTCATGTTCTTTAATCGGTTTATCTTCACCGTGCTTTGCCGCTTTTTCGTCCCATACATATGCTGAAAATTCTGAAATGGCATTCGTGCAGCAATTCATAAACGCAATCTTTTCACCCTCAAGAAGTGAACTTGTAAATCTAATTCCTTCCAAAACATCGTTATCAGCTTTGCCCACCGGAAGTCCTTTTCGTCTCAGACACGCTATAAAGCTTGCCGCCGATGGGTCTACGATAATCAATCTTATTTTTTTATCGCCAATAAATTCAATCATATCCTCCGCATATTCTTCATCAGTTTTTTGCACGCCTTTTAATCTGCCGTCATAATAATATTCTTTGGTACAAATCCATCTGCCGTCTTTTGCTTTTTCCCACAATAAAAATGCAGTAGGATTCAGCGTGCCATAGTCCACGGAAATGTATTTTGCATTATTATCATCAATTTTGGGTAATTCAGAAAGTACATGCTTCTGTTTTGAAAACATGTCATATATAACCCCCTCCGCTAATACCCACAGTCCCTTAATATATCTGTCATGAAACACTCCTGTAAATTGTTTTTCAGCAGATTCCAATTGGGCAGGAGAGAGAATAGGATTATCTGACATGAGAAAATGCAGATGAAGCGCATTTTTTTCGTCAGCCTTCTGAATCCATTCGGTATAAAACCAATGGAATTGATTGTCCGGATTGCAGTTGAACCATAATTTAGCTTGTTCAACTGATAGGGTACGTGTTACCGCCTGTTCAACAAATGAACGAGGCATTAACGCTACTTCATCAAAAAAGACACCACTTAACGTGATGCCTTGAATCAGCATATATGATGATTCGTCCTTACCGCCGAAAATGTAAAAGTAATTTTTCTTTCCCATTCCCTCAACAGTCAGCAGATTGACGGAACGGGTATAAGTAACTTTGAAATAATGTGTAATATCAACTATTGATTGCAAGGGCATAATAATATTACGTTCTGCCGACCGTACAGTTTTACCGCATATTCCGAATGTTGCACCGTCAAAGCGTCTCATAGCCCATAAAATAAATGATGTAATCATGCAAATGGTTTTACCCGAACGCACCGCACCATCGCAAATAATCGCCTTATAATCGTCCTTATAGCACCATTTGAAAACGGTTTTTTGTTTAGGAGATAATTTTTTAAAGGTCATTTTGTATCGTCCTCCAAGGCTTTATATAACGTGGGTTCTTCTGATTTTTCCGGAACGCCTTTAACAGCATCTTCCTTTAATTTTAATTCTTTACGCTTCAAAGCATGGTTTTCACGCTGAACGGATTCGCCCATAAGGTCAATCAGCATATCTGCCGCTTTAAGATTTCTTTCGGTCAATGCCTCATCTGTCAGCATATCTATAAGCTCTTCATAAAGTTCCGGATTTTCCTTGAATTTCTTTTTTAACGCACTCTTAAAACTTCTTGATATTCCGGAGGCTTTACCGCCTTTTCTGCCATTTTCGACCGCTTCACGACCGCTTCGGAACTGTGTATCTGGATTTCCCTTTTTTAAGTTTTCATTATTCAAAATCACCACCTACCATAATAAATTTAGTCATGAAAAAAGCACCTCCGGGGAGATGCTTGAATAATTTTTAAAGCCCTCACTGGGACACATCGTTGAGAGGTGCGTGAGGTTCTATTAATCCGGTTTTACCGTTTCGGACGTATCCTAATCAGGCTAAATAGTTGCAACCGGAAACTACTCTAATGCTTGGCGCAGTCTATCGGAGTTGCACCGACCGAAACTACCGACTGCATAACAGCCGTCATGATCCGGACGGCTGTAAATCAAGGAGTTAAAACAATGTAGAAGAGAGGTTAGAAACAGGCGGTGCTGCTTTCGCCCTATTTCTATGTATGTATCATAACATTAAATCATAGTGTAATTCAATGTAATTTAAAAATAATTCCCATTTATTTTAATAAATTCTGATAACGCTTTCTTGTGCACATTGTAAACGCTCTTTAATTCCATATACCCCATTTCCTCCTGAATCTGTTCCCACTTCAAAAATCTCCAATATCGCTTCAGCAAAACCAAACGGCATTTAGGATTTTTTACTTTGAGAATACGCTTGCGTATTTCAGATTTAATTCTGTCTAGCTGATCTATTTCGTCATTAATTTCATTTTCTAATTCATTGTGTTTATCAATGTAATTCGCCATTTTTAGTTCCGCGCTGTTATCATTATGCTCATCTGGCGGCATATCTGAAAATTGTTGAGTGCATCTGCACATATCTGATACTAATTTCTCAATTTCAAGTATTTTTTCATTGATTTCCTTGTCCAAATAAAATCCTTGACTTAGATATTCCTTAGCAGTCAAACTTATCCCTCCTCTCAACCACGAAATCAATTTGATTCAAATTCTTATCCCGTATGTACTGTTCTGCCTTAACTGCGTTGTCAAAAATTCTGTAATTATCCTTGATGTCACAAACTATATGCCCGTTGTATTTGTCATAGATTACATATGTTTGTGCTGACATTTTAATCCTCCATTCTTTTAGCTTGATATTCTCCATAGTTTACGGTATTTCGGGCAATATCGTTAATT